AAAACCAACAGGGAAGATGCAGAAGATGTTGGGGAACCATCCAGATGTGAGGAACACTGGGAAGGGGAGCCTATCCCCGGACTGGGTGGAACATTATCTGATGGGATATCCACTTGGATGGACGAACCTGACATCCCAAGAGTTGGAGTGAAAATACCTGATAGGACAAAAAGATTAAAGGCCATTGGCAATTCTATTGTGCCCGAAATCGCTTATGAAATTATAAGGAGGATGACATGAAAAAATTAAAAGGATTTCTGATGAGACCGATGACCCTCAAGGAGAGTCAGGCGGTGAAACGTCTGCTTAGAGAAGGTGAGCGGTTATATGGTGATTCAGATAATGTGGGGCATAAAGTCCAGGAGTATGTCCAGGAGAATATGCTCAAACTGGGTTTGCGTATCAAAGTTAAGCCAAGAAATTTAAAGGAGCGTCTACCATTGAAGGGAGAGCGTTACTACATGGAGTTATATGAACAATATTTTGGAGAGGGAACATATGAAAGGAAACGCGATGAGCTATAAACAAATGGAATTTGACCTCGGTAATTTTCGAGTGATGAAAGCAATAAGACAATCACAGAAAAAAAGAAATGAAGAAGCAAGAAAACGCTTCTTTAGATTTGTAAAATTTAATTTCAGGAGAGAGGAAAAATGATCACAGTAAGCGAGCAGACTGAGCTTGATAACATGAATGATATTACAAATCCGAAATTAAGGCGGCTTTATTTAGGAGGAGTTGATGCTGGAAAATTGATGAGGGCTAATAGATACCCAAACTGTAAACCCTACAATGTTTTCCAGGAGAAAACCGGGATAGTAGACCCACCTAACCTTGATGATAATGATGCAGTGCTCTTTGGGAAATTATTGGAGGGTACAGTTGCTGATGTATATGTTGAAAGAACAGGGAATAAAGTCAGGAGAATTAACAGGACTTTGGTACACCCTGAACATGATTTCATCCGCGGACACATTGACCGGAAGCTGGAGAATAAAAATGCAGGGCTCGAGGTTAAGACTGTGGGACTACGCACTGCATATGAGTGGGGACTGGAAGGAACTGACCAGATTCCACTGAACTACCTCTACCAGGTGCTGCACTACCTGGCCATAACTGGGTATGACTATTTTGATATAGCAGCTCTCTTTTATGGCCAGGAGTTTCGGCTTTATAAGGTAAGGCGTGAGGACCATGAAGAAAAGATTGCCGAGCTCATTGAGCGTGAAAGAAAATTCTGGATGGAACATATTGAGCCGGATATTCCACCAATGCCTGAGACTGGTGATGAGGCATATGCTGCCTATCCGGATTCAGACCCGGATGAAATAGCCTACCTGGATGATTCAAAAAAACATCTTGTGACTGTATGCCATAACCTAGCAGAAGATATTAAGGAAAAGAAAGAGAAACTCGATCAGGTTCAAACTGAGCTGAAGAATGAAATGGGCGAGGCTGAAGTCCTGGAAGACTCTGCCGGGTTCCAAGTTTGTACCTGGAAAAGTTCTTCAACTACAAGACTGGATACCAAGAAATTATTACAGGAACGTCCGGAGCTGAAAGATGAATTTCCATCAGTCAGCACATCCAGGACATTTAGACTCAAAAGGAGGAGAGACGATGAGTAGTATAACTTTAGATTCCATTATTAAAGGAGTGGAAGAAGGACCAATAGATATAGTTCTCTATGGCGGTGAATCAGTAGGAAAAACACACACTGCTTGCCAAGCCGAGGGAGTTATTGTAGTGGACCTCGAAAATGGTGCGCCTATGGAAAACGTCCAGAAGATACCTCTATACGATAAAGATGTTTCTTTCAAAGATTGCCTACAGGCACTGCGAGTGATCTATGAACATCATAAAAAACTGGGAGTTAAAACTGTGGTGGTTGATTCATTTGACTGGATTCAAAATTTGATAGATAAAGAAGTTTGTGCAGCCAGAAATATCAAGCACATTTCTGATCTGCCATTTGGCCAGGGTTATGCCATGACCGCAGATAAAGCAACTGACTTTCTCAATGGGCTCGATAGCTTAAAAGTCCTGGGCCTCAACATAATTGTCATATGTCATAGTGACGTAAGAAAAGTTGATGATCCAATGCATGATGAGTACGAAATAATCGATTGTAAGTTACATAAAAGAGTTGGGCTACTTTTAAAAGAGTGGACAAGTATCCTGGCTTATTGTGAGTTTGAAACAAAACTCCAGGCGAAAGGGCAACGCTTCGGCAAGACTATAAACCGAGCAGTTCGTACAGGGAAAAGGATAATGCACACTGTAACCTCAACTGGATTCGTAGCGAAATCCCGTTACCCGTTACCTTCTCCGCTACCACTTGACTGGAAGGTGCTAACAGATGAAATAAATAAAATAAGAAAAGGAGTGACAAATGAAAATTGAACTTAACTTGAATGAATCTTCCAAAGCTGAAGATTCCACAGATGATCAGCCGGAGCGACCATTAGTTCCAGATGGAAATTATGTTGCAGAAATAATTGAGTCTCAGGAACAAATATCAGGCAAGGGGCATAGTTATCTGAGCCTCAAGCTCTCAATCTGTGAGGGGCCACATGAGGGCCGCTGGGTTTGGGATAATCTCAATATCAACCATCCAACTGAAAGCGTTAAGAGCCTCGCTCGATATATCCTCGGAAACATTGTTAAGGCCGCTGGCCTGGTTGGTATTGATGATACGTCAGAGCTTCACTACAAACCATTGTCCATCGAACTGGGACATAAAGAAAAAGAAGGACAATACAAAGCAAAGAATGTGATCAAGAAATATCATCCGGCGGTTACAGCTCCAGCTATTGATAATAAAAAAGCACTCAAGGAGCTGGACAATATGCCAGTCAAACAAGTGGATGTCTCTGATCAAACAGACACACCTATTCGTGACAATATCCCATTCTAATCCAAACACTGACCCGAAAAAATGCGAAGTTTGCAAAAAAATATACAAGCCAGCAGCTTCGCAGGGTCGGTTACAAAAATACTGTTCAAAGCGCTGCAAAAGAAAAGCACAGCGGTTAAGAGATGAGCTCAGACCTGGAGGACCTCCCAAGAAGGGAGGCTATCCCAGGCAAACATACATTAACTTATGGATGCGAGCTCAGAAGGAGGATGAGACTGTTCCGTGCCATTACTGTGGGGCTCGGCTCACTAGTTCAAACTGGACCATAGACCATAAATTGAGTAGGGCTAATTTAAGAACAAAAGAAGAGTGGCTCGATGAATTTAACATGGTAATTTCATGCAGTAGCTGCAACTTAATTAAATCGGACCGAAGCTATGAATGGGCGCTCAAGAATTTAAAAAAATAAACTGGTGATGATATGACAATGATTTTTGTGAAAGGTGATTATGAGGATGAGATTGATACAAACATAATGCCTTTTGGAAAATATGAGGGAGAATACATCAGTGACATCCCTATATCCTATGTTAAATGGTGTCTTAAAAATTTAGATTTAGATGACTGGCTGGAAGTAGAGCTAGAACATGCGGTGATTGAAGATGTTAATTTTGGCAGACCCTATGACTGATGATGAATAAACATACTCAAGAACACCTGGCAACATTGAAAAGAATTAAAGCAGGGAAAGAATACGATGTCTTCAGGAAAAGAAAAGCTAGAGATGGATATCAATGCTACAAGGCTTATATGGAAATGCGAATAAGGGAGAGAAATGAAGATAGGATTGCTTGACGTTGATTCTAAAATACCTAACCTCGCACTAATGAAAATTAGTCAGTGGCATAAATTAAATGGTGATGAGGTTGAACATTATATGCCTCTGGCTCATTCACTTTATGACAAGATTTATGCTTCCAAAATATTTAATTTTTCAGATGGCTCAGACATACAACCGGATATGATTACAGGAGGGACTGGTATTGATTTAAAGATAAGTCTCCCGCCTAAAATGGACACAATGATCCCTGACTATTCTCTTTATAACTATCCGCATAATATTGGGTTCACTCAAAGAGGCTGCCGTTTTAAATGTGAGTTTTGTGTGGTTCCACAAAAAGAGGGGAAGCCCTGGTCAGCAAATACTATTGATGAATTATGGACTCAAAGAGATTCGGATTTCCTGGTCCTGCTTGATAATGATTTTTTTGGAAATCCTGATTGGGCTGACCGGATCGAAGAGATAAAAGAATTCGATCTAACTGTAAATTTCTCCCAGGGATTAAATATAAGGATTATTTCAGAGAAACAAGCAGCAGCATTGGCATCAGTTAAATTTAGCAACATCAACCGCACCAAGAAACAAGTCACGTTTGCATGGGACCAGATTAATGATGAGAGAGTAATAAAACGTGGTTTTAAAAGAGTAGTAGAGTCAGGAATTAGACCTTATCAAATGCAGTTTTATGTGCTCATAGGTTTTGACACAACTCCAGAGGAAGATATGCACCGAGTTATGATGTTGAAAGATTGGGGCTGTGATCCTTATGCAATGCCATATGATAAATCTGATCCATACCAGCAAAAATTTGTTAGATGGGTAAATAGGAGGGCAATCTTTAAGTCATGCACTTTTGAAGAGTTTAATAAGGGAGAGAAATGATGAAAATTAGTATGTTTCAAGGAGTGACAGATCGCAGTCCAAGTGTTATTGACTCGGAGCAGCTCTGGGAAAATATAAGAAATGGAGCATGGGAGAAAGATATCTCAGAGCTCAGGCATATGCTAAAAAATAAAGGCAAGGATGCCTACAATGAAAAGAAGAAAGAACTCAATGCAGTGACAATGTCAGGGCTGTTCCGCACCAGGCAAGCTGATACCCTAGTCAGGTATTCAGGAATGCTTCAGGGTGATATCGACTCCTGTGATCACCCGGAGAATGTACGGGACACCCTGGCACTTGATCCTCACGTTAGAATGAGCTTTCTTTCTCCATCAGGAAAAGGAGTTAAGCTGGCCATTAAAGTAAATGATGACCCATCAAAACATGGAGAGTCATTCAAGGCTGCTGAGAAATACTTCCTGGACAAACACCAGGTCAAGATTGATCCGGCCTGTAAAGATATTGCCAGGATATGCTTCACTTCATATGACCCTGAAATAAAAGGTAATGAAGACCCGGTTCCAATTGAACTGGATACCAGGGAGCAGTTTGCATTTGATACCAGGACACTGGCTCCGCCTGTACAGAAAACTGAAAGAGAGAAAGCAGATGCACTGCTGCAAAATGTCAGCCCGGAAGACTACCAGACATGGTTTGCAATTGGATGTTCGCTAAAGTCGATGCTTGGGGAGGAAGGATATCCCCTATGGTTTAACTGGAGCTCTCAATCTCAGAAGTTTAAGCCGGAAGAAATGCAGAGAAAGTGGAACTCAATTTCACAGGATGGTGGAATTACTGGAGGCACACTCAACCATTTTGGTAAGGAAGAAGAACTACCTCCTCGGCCCAGGAAGACAATTGCAGAACTCAAGAAAAAGAAAGTCTTTGATGAAATTAAACCCATCCACCAGGACTTACTTATTCCAAATGGATTTGTCGGGGCATGGGCTCATTACATAACTAACACTGCTATCTTTCCGCAGCCTGAGCTGGCTCTGGGAGCTTCACTTGCGTTCACTGCAACTATGCTGGGAAGGAAAATAAGGGATGAGACTGATACTCGGCCAAATATATATGTTGTCGGACTTGGAAGAACCGGAATAGGCAAAGAACACGCGAGAAAGCTCATCAAGCTAATGTTTGCACAAACTGGTGTCGATGGATTCGGAGCAGAGAAACTTTCTTCCAGGAGTGCAATTGAGAGGACGATTTCTGCTACACCCAGTCCAATTTACTTAATTGATGAGTTTGGACACTACATTTCTTCGATATTAAATCCAAACACTAATTCACACTTGAGAGATGTTAGCTCGATGTTCCTGGAGCTCTATGGATCAAGCTCAAGTAAATTCTTTGGAACAGATAAAGCAAACGCCAGGGAAAATCCAAGATGGGAGATTGATCAGCCATCAGCAAATATATATGCCTGTTCAACTCCAGAAAGTTTCTGGGAGGCACTCACAACGAAATC